CTATTAGAACTATTCTAGTTTTATCTTTAATAGTAGCATCACTCTCTTCTTGCTTAAAGATAGAAGAAAAACATATCTGGGATATTGTTTATGAATATTTTCAAACATATCAACCAGATTCTCCACTAATCCCAGAACTTCAAAAAAATCCTGGTGTAGTGGAACGAGATGTCGAGCGAACCGTGGACAAAGCAATCCGTGATTATGAACGCTTGACAAAAGACGATAAATATGCTAAGGTATTACCTCCACGGTACTCAGAGAAACCAGTTGACACAGATGTGTGTTATACTGATGAGTGTCGTGCCCTTGGCGGGGAAATCAGGTTGTGTGCCCCATGGGTTGACAACTGCCCCAAGACATGGTAAACTAAACGAGTTGACTCAGTAGCTCAGTTGGATAGAGCATCTGCCTTCTAAGCAGTTGGTCGGGGGTTCAAGTCCCTCCTGAGTCGTTACAACTGAATAATTAAGGTATGAACCAATGTACAAAATTAGATGTAAGTGTTGCAATTCAACACTCCAGGTAGAAACTCCAAACAGAGGTCAGTCTTGCAAGTGTCCTAATGAGACCTACATCAGACTTGACAATAACGGATTACCTGTTATAATAGGACAAGACATCAGCCAAGTTGAAATGGTAAGTGGATTTATGAAACCAAAACCAAAACCCAAAGTTATTGATCAAGTTGATGTGCCGAAAAGGCGAATACGTAGACTAGATTACGAAGTTCGATAATTTAGTCTAGGGAGCATAGCTTAATGGTAGAGCGGCCTGCTTATAACGGGTTGGTCTGGGTTCAATTCCCAGTGTTCCTATTTCGGGATGTAGCTCAGTTTGGCTAGAGCGCCGCTTTTGGGAAGCGGAAGTCGTAGGTTCGAGTCCTATCATCCCGATTACCGTTAACAGAACTTCCATTCTGACGGTAAATTGTCGGTGAACTGCAAAGTCAGTATACGGATAGAGATTAAGTCCCTGTTATATCCTTATGAGATATATCACACTTAATCCATCTGGGGAATTAACTCAGTTGGTAGAGTGCCTGCTTTGCAAGCAGGATGTCAGGAGTTCAAGTCTCCTATTCTCCATCCCCACTATATAATTAACATGGGCGATTCAGTTAAGTATCAAATTGAAAAGGCTGAACATGCACTTCGTTCTGCACTTGAACTAGGTGCAATGCATGAAGATCCTTATACTCTTCATTCTATTGCTGAAGCACTACAAAAATTAGGTTACATTATTGTAATGAATAAAGCTCAAGAGTCTGGTGCAAAATACCAAATTAAACTAGGAGATACCGTAATTCCATCATCAACACCTGATGTAATTACATTTAATAAATAAAATCAACACCCCTCAAGCCTATCGACGATGCTCAAACAGAGGGGTCACTGCGGGAATAGTGTAGCGGTAACACGCAATCCTTCCAAGTTTGAATCACGGGTTCGATCCCCGTTTCCCGCTTCCTCATCTTGAGGTTATTATGTCACTTATTTCACAAACTGATCGTCAGATGGTCATTGAAGCTCTTGAGTTTTACATTCATCGACTTAAAGAAGATAACTGTACTCAAGCATCCATCAATGCATTTCAGACACTTCTTAATTGGATTGAACTAGAGTATTATAAACATGAAGATTAATCTTTGGTATTGTAAAGATATGGATCAGTGGAGGTGGACTCTAACTGATGATCATAGACCGGTTATTAAACAAGAGTCTGGTCAACGTCCCAATCTTCGTGATGCTATGAATGATGTAGCAAATACAGTTGAATATCTTCTAGGTGAAAATTAGTTAATCCTCTGTTAGTCTATTGGTAAGGACAGGCAGACAATGCACTTGGAAACTGGGTTCGATTCCCAGCCAGAGGTACTAAGAGCCCTAGACTGATAAACTAGAATGCTGTAGTAAAGGGTGCAACAAGGAACGTTGTATTAAACAAAGGATCCCCTCGGCCACATCGTAGATTTTATCGTAGGTGGACATTCTTGCCCTTAAAAATCGTAGGTGCCAAAACCTCTCGCTGGTCTAGTATTCTGTGGCTGGATGAAGTAAAGAGGGATAACATAGGCAAAGTTATCTCCACCTACCATAATGGAGTGTAGCTCAGCGGTAGAGCGGTCGGCTGTTAACCGATTGGTCGCAGGTTCGATCCCTGCCACTCCAGTTACCGATAAATATCAGTATCGGTGGATACAGTTATGAAATACAAGATTTCCTCAAACTATTGTTACTATAACAATGAAATTGTGGAAATGTATTTCATCAACAATGTACCTTTTACTTTTGAAGAGATTCCTCAAATTATGCAGGATGACCCTTACATTCAAATAGATGCATCAAATAATCAGGAATATGCTCCAGAAGATTTATATCGTACTTCATTTTATTTGATTGATGAAGAATGTCATCCTTGTTTATTTCCAGTTGATCTAGAAAATCCTGAAGATATGCCTGAGTGATGCCCTTATAGCATAACGGTTACTGCATCCGCCTTGTAAGCGGAAGATTCTCGGTTCGATTCCGAGTGAGGGCTTTACAATTAAATAACTGCCATGTACGAAGATTTAACAACTTTTGAAAAGCAACTTGCTCAGTTTGGAGATCGAGTTCAAGTTATTGTTGGACTTGAAGTTGGTGGAAAACTCCATGCAGATGATGCATACAAACAAATCAAAGATCTAGTAAAGGAGCTTAAGAAGCTTCGTAAGCAAGAGTTAAAGCACGGCAAAGATTTAGACAACTTTGGATTTCATTAATTATGACGTTATCGCAAGGACTAGTTGATCAAAAAAACGAAGAGGCTGGATTTGAAATAATCCACCTCTCTTTTCGTAAGAGGCTATCTGAAAGCATGTATGGGGGTCCAGTAAACTACTACATTGGTAATATTGTATTTCGATTGACAGACCCAGATGCAATCAATCGCATGAAGTATTACATGGAGGAGAATGAAGAACTTCGTGTAGCACCAGACCTAGAGTTGATGGAAAAGTATTATGAAGGTCTTCACTTTGTATTTGAAAAACCAGAACATGCAATTCTTACTGATGATATTCCAGAAGAAGAAAGGTATGTGCCATTAGATATTCGCAATAAGCATGGCATCAAAGATGAAGATGTATTCATTCATGCTCATCGTCGCAACACAGCACCATTACATGACTTCATCCAATACAATGAAAAGTTCAATTGTTACAGAATGCACGAATACTTCCAGGACACCCCCGTGGTTCGTGGCATAATTCAGTATCTACAGGACATGAAAGATGGTAAACCGAATCCTAGCCGCACTGTCTACCATGAACAGTTCATCAACACCCTTGAAAACCTCTGTTGGTGGTGGGACTAGACAGTGTGCTAAGTGCCACACCGAACAACCCCTTGACAAAGACCACTTCCAGGTGGTAAAATCATTTCGTACAGGCTTCTCGTATTACTGCAACGAGTGTAACAAACCAAAACCAAAGGACTAATACAACAATAAATAACCTGAGAGACATGGAGAGTCTTTAAAAACCCTGGTCGGGAGCAACCCCTTAGAAATCAAATGGAACAAACAAACTACCGTTCTTTCAAGTTATCAAATGTTTGTGCTGAAATTGAAAGTGTGATTACTACACTTAAGCAAATCCAATCCCAAATGGATTTAAAAAATTATACTAAACTTCACGAAACAATTCAGAAACTTCAAGAACACAAGCAGTATATCTGGCAAATATACAAAGATCTAGAAGTCTTGGAATGACTTAAAAATTACCCTGGTGGAGTCAACATGACCCAAATAGTCCTCGTCGGATTGGACAGTAAATATGCCGACTGGTGCGGATGAGGAGTGCTTACTCCCGCCTGGTTTCTTGCCTCCAGTCAAAGGGCAAGTGGCGAGCCTGCAAAGGGGGTTGACAGCCCCCACCTTTTACCCTATAATATTGGGGAAGGGACCGAACCACGTTATGGTTCCTAACAATATAAATAAAATCTGTACTTAATCATTTTCAAATTATGATTCGTTCACTTATCACTGCTGGTGTTGTTGCTACTACTGCGATTACTCCTGCCATGGCACAAGTCACTAGCGTTTCTCAGCTACGTGACGTTCAGCCTACTGAATGGTCCTATCAGGCTATCTCTAACCTAGTTTCACGTTACGGTTGTGTTGCTGGTTTCCCTGATGGCACTTTCCGTCCTGGTCAACCTGCAACTCGTGCTCAACTAGCTGCACTAACAAATGCATGTCTAGATCGTATCACTGAGTTTGAAACTGCTGCTGATGCACAACTAGCAGCCGCACTTCGTGCTGAGTTTGCTAAAGAACTAGGTGCTACTAATGCTCGTGTATCTGCACTAGAACTTGCAGTTGCACAAAAGGCTCAAGGTGTTGGTAACTATCTAGGTGCTGGTGTTCTACTGAACAAGCAAGGTGTTGCTGGTAATGGTTACACCGAAAACCGTACTGTATCTGGTGCTACCATCCAAGGTCGTTATGCAGTAAAGACTTTCAGCAATCAGAATGCTGTTGCTGTTCGTCCTTATGCTAACCTAGTTGGTACTCCTGCTGGTCAGATTGGTGCAGGTGGCGGTGCTCTAGTGTCCTATGACTGGAGTATTTCTCGTGCTCCTTCTGGTGTAAGTCGTGCTAACATCTACACTGGTGTAGGTTATCAGATTCCTTTCGTAAACAATACTGATGCTAACTATCAGTCTGCTGTTGGCGAGAAGGGTCAGGTAGTTCTAGCTCTAGGTGTAGAGGGTCGTCTCACCAACTCTCTAGTTGGTTTTGCTGATCTCAAGTTCCCTACCACCAATGCTTCTAATAGCTATGGTGTTACTAACGGTACTTACTCACCTGTATTCACTACGGGTCTAGGCTTTAAGTTCTGATCTTCTGACAATTGGGGGTTGATAAACCCCCCCTTTTTCATATATACTAGTGCAACAATTCTTAATAATTTAAATGACTGTAACAAGTAATGACCGTGGGCAAATGAATATGTGGGCAAAAGAACCCACTATGTATTATGAAAACTACGGTATGGATACCCCCAATCAAGTAAAGGAAAAGTACAATGGGCGCTGGGCAATGGTCGGTTTTGTTTCTGGTCTTGTTTCTTATCTGGTCACAGGTAATTTCTTCTTCGGGGTCTTCTAAATGACTGAACTAATTTTCACTGTAACAAGCATTGTATTCTTTGTACTTCTTGCCCATTCTGTAAATCAACTTTCTAAAACATACTGATGGCTACTTACAACATTACACTTCAATCCCCCGATGGCACCGAAACTACCATTCAGTGTGCCGATGATCAATATATCCTTGAAGCGGCTGAAGAAGCTGGCGTTGATCTACCTTCCTCTTGTCGTGCTGGTGCTTGCTCTGCTTGTGCTGGCAAACTCATTAGCGGTACAGTAGACAACGAGGAACAATCATTCCTTGATGATGAACAAATTGAAGCAGGTTGGGTTCTAACTTGTGTAGCATATCCCACCAGTGATTGTGTTATTTTAACTGAACAAGAAGAAAACCTTTAATTTAGGAGAACAACTATGAAATTCGGTTTTACCCCTGAGGCAGAAATCCTCAATGCACGTCTAGCAATGCTTGGTTTTGTAATTGCAGTTGGCACTTACTTGACGACTGGGCAAATTATTCCTGGAATTCTTTGAATTAAATAAATACAGGAGGTTCAATACCTCCTTTTTTTATGTCTATAAAATTAACTGATGCAGCGAAGAACACCAAAGATTACATGCATCAAATGGATGCATGGGAATACCTTCAGCAGAATACACCACCAAATGTTCTAGAAGAGTTTGCTAAAAGGTTTAGGAATCAATACGCACAGCCTAATACATCTGTAGTTCCTCTGTGTGGTGTAGATTTAATTAAGCAATTTGAAGGGTGTGTATTAAAGGCTTATTATGATCCACATACTGGAGGACTTCCTATCACTATTGGTTGGGGAAGTACCAAAGATATGAATGGAAATCCATTTAAGATTACTGATAAGATTACATTGCAACAAGCAGATCAACTTTTAGAATATCAAATTCGCAATCAATTTCTACCACCACTCACTAAGATTCCATACTGGAATGAAATGAATGATGAGATGCGAGGAGCACTACTTTCATTTGCATATAATCTTGGTGCTAATTTCTATGGGTCAGATGGATTTGCTACCATCACCAAAACACTGAAAGAAAAGTCTTGGCACATGGTTCCAGAGGCACTATATCGCTACCGTAATCCAGGATCTAGCGTAGAGAAGGGTCTTGCACGTAGACGTAGAGCTGAGGGTGCATTATGGGATTCTGGATTATCTAAGATCAAATGATTTATTGTTTACTCTCTAAGTAGTCTAACATCATAATATAAACTATACAACATAGGGTTCCTAATAGAACTATTCCAAGTCCTATTGCAACTCCCCAGGGAAAATCATTCATGGTGTTCCTCTTTGTGAATCCAAGTTTTTAACTCATGCAGATATGTTCTTAACGTATCTGCTTTTTCTTTATGCCAAGGATCTCCAGTCTTTAGATATTCTCTTGTATGATTATCTATAGCTTTTAGCATTTGATGGATTGGAGCATTCCAAGGCTCTCTAATTGGAGTGTTAAATGTCCTTCTCTCGTTCATGAGAACAGTTTATATGTATTTAGGCTAGACCCCTTGACAAGCCACCAGACCTGTGGTACTATAAATAGGTCGAAGGGACGTTACGTTTCTTCACATACTTTTTAATAAACCTTTACGTTCTTTTAAAACTATGACTGCATCCATCGCTCAACAGCGTGGAAGTAACACTTGGGAACAATTCTGTGAGTGGGTAACTTCTACCGAAAACCGTCTTTATGTCGGTTGGTTTGGAACTCTAATGATTCCAACCCTTCTCGCTGCTACTATTTGTTTCATTGTTGCTTTCGTTGCTGCTCCTCCTGTCGATATCGACGGTATTCGTGAACCTGTAGCTGGTTCACTCATGTATGGAAACAACATCATCTCTGGTGCTGTTGTTCCTTCAAGCAATGCTATCGGTCTACACTTCTATCCCATCTGGGAAGCAAACTCACTCGATGAGTGGCTATATAATGGTGGACCATTCCAACTGGTCGTCTTCCATTTTCTAATCGGTATCTATGCTTACATGGGTCGTGAGTGGGAACTTTCCTACCGTCTGGGTATGCGTCCTTGGATCTGCGTTGCTTATAGTGCTCCTGTTGCCGCCGCTTCTGCAGTTTTCCTTGTCTATCCTTTCGGTCAAGGTTCCTTCAGTGATGCAATGCCTCTCGGAATCTCAGGCACGTTTAACTACATGCTCGTCTTCCAAGCAGAACACAACATTCTCATGCATCCTTTCCATATGCTCGGTGTGGCTGGGGTATTTGGTGGCAGTCTCTTTAGTGCTATGCACGGAAGTCTGGTTACGTCTTCACTCGTTCGTGAAACAACTGAAACCGAATCACAAAACTATGGATACAAGTTCGGACAAGAAGAAGAAACCTACAACATTGTTGCAGCCCATGGTTACTTCGGACGACTCATCTTCCAATACGCCTCATTCAACAACTCTCGCAGTCTACATTTCTTCCTGGCTGCTTGGCCTGTTGTTGGTATTTGGTTCACTGCTCTGGGAGTTAGCACGATGGCCTTCAACTTGAACGGCTTTAACTTCAACCAGTCCATCCAGGATAGTCAGGGACATGTGATTAACACTTGGGCAGACATCCTGAACCGTGGTGGTCTTGGAATGGAAGTTATGCACGAAAGGAATGCTCACAACTTCCCTCTCGACCTTGCATCCGTTCAGACCACTCCTGTGGCCCTGACCGCCCCTGTAATCGGTTGACAAGCACTCTCTAACGTGCTATGATATGGGAGCCTCTAGAGGCTCCTTTTTCATGAGTAAACTATGGAAGACCAAATTATTGATGTAGAATCTGTTGAAGTTTCAGAAGAAGAAACCGTACTAACTCCAGAACTTAGTCTGAATGAAGACAAAATCAAAAGTCCTGCAGAAATTCAAAGGGATCTACAGCAACTAAAACAACTTAATAAGCAACTTAAAAAAATTAAACGCTACATGAAGAGTCCAATCTATACTGTACGTCAGATGGACGCAAGAACTCAATCTAATCTTTGATATATAATATGTAACCATAAGGTTACTTTTTTGGAGAGTCAATCCGATTGGCGACGGAACCTGTCTTGAAAACAGTTGAGGTGTTAAAGCCCTTGGGCGTTCGACTCGCCCACTCTCCGTTGTTCACATTTAAATTATGAACGAACAACTATACAAAGAAATATGTGAACGGATTCAACACAGCATACAAATTTCAATTAAGCATGGGCATAATGAATATGCTCTTGGATTGAAAAAATCAATTATGATTATCAACGATTTAAAACACAAATATCAACCTGAGTCTAAATAGTATCACTATCAAACCGAGGTTGATATGCAAAAATGTCCTGCATGTGGGGTAATTATTGAAGACGGTGTTGCTAAGTTTTCTTTTGGAAAACCTGGAGATCTAGAATACTTGGCAAAACGAGTGTGTCAGTATCGTAAAGTAGATTCTCCGTGTGCCAATCCATGCTATGATGAAGAAGCAAATTATCCCCCAGGATATGACGAAAACCTTAATTTTAATTTACCATTATGACTACTGAAAATCACGAAATTGAAATCGAACTAGATGATAAAACTGCTGCGATTGCACATATCATTGCAGAAGAAAGAGGAATTACCATAGAAGAACTCATCAAACAATGTTTAGATGAAGCTATGGAAACTGGTTATTTTGATCGACCAGAAAATGTCACTATGGATGACCCACTAGTATAATGGAAATATACTTTCTGCTATTTGCAATTGTATTTACTTATGTTTGTATTAGTGATCCAAATGTATTAGACTGGATTACTATAAAGATAAACCATTTTTTGGTATACTTGCAATTACGCTATATCAAATTCAAGTGGATGTTCAAGAAATTTTAATTCTTCGGAGGGCTTGACAGCCCTCCTTTTTTCTGGTATACTACGGAGGCAAGTCAAGGTCCTATGCAAGTCACTATTTACAGCAAAGAAAATTGTCCGTATTGCGAAAAAATCAAACAAGTTTTTGGATTACTTGAAGTTCAATTTGTTGAATACAAACTAGATACTGATTTTACCAGAGAGAACTTTATTCAGGAGTTTGGAGAAGGTTCTACATTTCCACGAGTTGTTATTGGCGATAAGCTAATTGGTGGAGCTTCTGATACTATTGAATACCTAAAGGAAAACAACCTACTATGAGTGAGATCGCAGCTTTTATTGACACAGTTATTGATAGCTTTGTCGTAACCCGTAAAAAACCAAAAGCCAGCTTTACTCAATTTCTAAAGTCTCAAGACATTGATCGTAGGACTATCAATGATTTTGTAGATAACAAACTCAATTTTATTACAGATCAAATTGAGGAACTATCTATTGCATTAGATGGTGATGATGAAGTAGTCAAAGAAGGTTATGGTAACTTCCGTCGTCCAGAGCTTCGTGATTTCAAAGAACTTCTTAATCAGATTGTAGATGATCTGTATGCATATAAAAGTGCCAAAAAGATTACTCGTAAGAAGCGTCGAGTTACGCCAGAAAAACTGGTTAAACTCGTCACATTATACGACAAAGAACTTGTCTTTGGAACTGATGTCTATAAGCCACAATCTCCTACAGAAATCATCGGCTCAAAACATGTTTTCCTCTATAATGTAGAGAAGCGAGAATTATGTTATTATACTGGACGATCTTTATCAGTTCGACGTACTATGGTAGATGGGTTTGATCCCGACAAATCTTGGGTACGAACTCTCAGGAAACCAGAAGAGTTTCTATCTGAAGTACTATCAGCTAGCAAATTTAATGTAGAGAATATTGGTAGTCATCTAACTACCAAACCAAAAACTCCAACTGGACGAATGACATCCAAGCACATTCTAATCAAGGTCATTACATGAGCGAAAAGTTACTAAATAAAAATGTAAGAGCAATGATAAGTGGGAGGAAAAAAGACTTGCAAAAGCCTGACTTCCACTTCGATAAATTAGTTTCCATATTCAAGAGAAACTATAGAGTGGAAGTTAAGATCTTCGTAGAAGAAACACAAGACTAAAACTCTAAAGGAAAAGAACCATGGGCAATCTATTACTTTTGCTTACTGTATTTGCAGTAGGATTCGTTTTAATAGGATTATCATTCTTAATTGGTATGGTTTTTGGATGGTTCGCAAACGAATATTTCAATCCAGTCTCAGCTCATGCAACTGGGCATCCAGAAATGTATGATGAGAATGGAAACTATATTACCGAGGAATTAATTGCTGTACGTTTTGAGGAAGAAGACGACGAGGACGACGAAGAGGATTAATTTATGATACTGGTTGATATGAATCAGTGCATGATTAGTAATTTGATGATGCAAACTAGACTGAGTGACGGACTAGATGAAAATATGGTCCGTCACATGGTACTTACATCTCTCAAATCATACAAAAAAAAATTTCATGCCGAGTATGGCAACTTAGTTCTTTGTTACGATAGCAAGCACTATTGGAGGAAAGAAATTTTCCCATACTATAAACAAAACCGAAAAAAAGATAGAGAGAAATCTTTATTTGATTGGTCTCAGATCTTTGAAATCTTGAATAAAATTCGAGATGAAATTCGAGATAACTTTCCATATATTGTAATGGAAATTTATGGAGCTGAGGCAGATGATATTATTGCCACTCTATCAAAACATGTTACAGTCCACAACATTAAAAAGCAAAAAGAAAATTTAAAGACTGAAAAGGTCTTAATTTTATCAGGCGATAAAGACTTCATTCAATTATCGAAGTATCCCTGTGTAACTCAATATAATCCTGTTCAAAAGAAGTATGTAAATGATGGGATAGATCCCAAATTATACATTAAAGAACATGTGATTAAAGGTGATAGGTCAGATGGTATTCCAAATTTTCTATCTGAATCAGATACCTTTGTTTCTGGTAAAAGGCAGAAACCCATTAGCAAGAAGAATATTGCAAAATGGATTACTGCAGAACCAGAAAGTTATTGCAATGAACAACAGTTAATTAACTATCATCGCAATCAAAAACTTATAGACCTAGCCTGTATCCCATCTGAAATAGAGGATAAAATTATCACTGAGTACAACTTGTTAAATAGTAGTACACCAAATAAAATTTCAATGAACTACTTCATTGAAAACAGGTTAATAACATTATTAAATGAATTGGAGGATTTTTAACTCATGGCTGAACTACCAGTAGAAAGACTTCTGATGTCAGAAGTTCTACAAAAAGTATCTAATGCAAAAACAAAAAAAGAAAAGATTGAACTACTACGTAAGTATAAAAGCGCAGCACTTCAATCAATTTTAATTTGGAACTTTGATGACAGTGTAATTAGTCTTTTACCAGAAGGTGAAGTTCCGTACACTCCAAACGAAGCTCCAGTAGATACCGAGCACACTCGACTACTACATGAATATCGAATTCTGTATAACTTTGTAAAGGGCGGAAACGATGGTCTTGCAAACAACAAACGAGAGACCATGTTTATTCAATTACTAGAAAGTCTTCATCAAGATGAAGCTAAAGTTCTTTGTATGGTAAAGGACAAAACCCTAGGTAAAAAATATAAGATTACTAAAGCTTGTATTGAAGAAGCCTATCCTGAAATTAAGTGGGGCAATAGGTCGTGACATGTGTAAAATCGTACATCAAGATTGCAGCAGAGATTTAGCAAAGGATAAAACACTACCATTAAATTCATACCTAGTCACCTATGAGGTTGACAACCAGACAAGGTATGATATAATAGTGTGTAACAAGCGGGCTCAGATCTTTGATATGTACTGGGACAAGTACCGTGAAGGTCTGAAAGACATCCGCTGGACCGATGGCAAGGTCAACCCCAAACTATGGGGCGTTCAACCCAAGGAACCCAAAAAGAAAAAGTAACTATGAGCAATGTTTTTTTGATTTCGTTAAGTCAAGGTGCTGGAAAACTAGAAGGTAAGACAGCCCAAGAAGTGATTACTTATACTGCTCGTGTAAGTAATCCAGCAAACCAAGAAAAGTTTGATACTGCTGCTGGACTTCTTCGATACTGCATTCGTGAAAATCATTGGAGTATCTTTGAACAAGCTGATATGACTCTGGAGATTAATACTACCAGAGGAATCGCGGCTCAAGTGCTTCGTCACCGTTCATTTACATATCAAGAATTTTCACAGCGATATGCTGATACGAAACTTCTCACTGATAGACCATCAGTTCCAGATCTTCGCCGTCAGGATACCAAGAATCGCCAGAACTCAATTGATGACTGTGGTGATTATGTGAAGCTAAAAATGCAAGGTGAAATTCAAGAACATTTTGAGAAGAGTCAGCAACTGTATGATTCTCTTCTCAAACCGGGTGTGGCAAAGGAATGTGCAAGGTTTGTGCTTCCTCTAGCCACCCCAACAAGGATTTACATGAAGGGCTCAGCCAGATCATGGATTCATTATATCAATCTACGATCTTCAAATGGAACCCAAAAGGAACATATGGATATCGCAAATGAATGTAAAGATATCTTTAAGACCTGCTTCCCTGATATTGCAGAAGCACTAGACTGGTAATGTGAAATTTCTTTGTTATGAACATCTTTTATTTGAATTACAATCCAGCTATATGTGCTCAAGAACATTGTGACAAGCATGTAGTCAAAATGATTGTCGAGTATGCACAACTTCTATCAACTGCTCATCGAGTTATTGACGGCATTGGTTATGTTGAACTTACTGAAAAGAATCGTAAGGTCAAAAGATTCAAACTCGATGAGCCAAGAGAATCTAATCTCTACAAAGCTTGTCATATCAACCATCCTTCTGCTATTTGGACTAGAAGTTCTAGATCACATTATAAATGGCTCTTTGAACTTTTTGAACAGTGTTGCATTGAATACACCAGAAGATACGGCAAGTTTCATGCTACTGAATCCTTGAGAGCATATTTAAAACATTTTCCTAATAATCTTCCTGATTTGGGGTGGTCTGATCCACCTCCAGCTATGCCCGATAAATATAAGGAAACTGACACAATTCAGTCTTATCGTAATTATTACATTGGAGATAAAATTGCTTTTGCAAAATGGAAATCTCCTTCTACTATCCCTGAATGGTTTAAGACAAATGCCAACCTATAGATTCAAAGATAATAACACTGGTGAAGAGTTTGAGAAGTGGATGTATATGGCTGACCGAGAGCCATATCTAAAAGAAAACCCACACATCACCCAAGTTCCAACAGGAATGTATTCTATCAGCGAAGTTGGGGACTGGAAAAACACGAAAGTCCCTGGCTCATTTAAAGATGTGTTAGGTCGCATCAAAAAATCATATCCCAACTCAACTTTTGACGTATGACAAGTTCCCGTAGAAGAAAGAATGAAAGTTCATTTGCAGATTTATCATCTAAAAAAATGAGGAGAAAAAAGCCAATTGATGCTGAGCATATGGTTGATATTCAACCTCTGACTCCAGCTCAAGAAAAAGTATTTGAAGAATACGCAAACGACAAAAATCTATTTCTATATGGAGCTGCAGGTACAGGTAAAACATTTGTTAGTCTCTACCTAGCACTAAAGGATGTATTAAACGATAAAACTCCATATGAAAAAGTATATATGGTTCGTTCTCTAGTTTCTACTAGGGAGATTGGTTTCCTTCCAGGAGATCATGAGGATAAGTCAAGCCTTTACCAGATTCCATATAAGAACATGGTAAAGTATATGTTTGAGATGCCAGATGATGCTTCATTTGAAGCTTTGTATGGTAATCTAAAAGGACAAGGAACTGTAAGTTTCTGGAGTACATCATTCATCCGTGGTACTACTCTTGATAACTGTATCATCATTGTTGATGAAAGTCAGAATCTTAATTTCCATGAACTAGATTCTATCATCACTCGTGTTGGACAAGATGCTAAAATTATTTTCTGTGGTGATGTTCAGCAAACTGACCTTGTAAAGACCAACGAAAGAAATGGTGTTCTGAATTTCATGAGCATTCTTCAAACTATGGATGAATTTTCCATGGTAGAATTTGGAATCGCCGACATCGTTCGTTCAGGTCTAATCAGAAGTTATCTAATCAGCAAACTTAATTTGGGATTCTGATAGTGTTTGTACATTTAAATAATGAACCTCTGATTGATTTACAAGCTATAACTACAGATAGCGGGAGGCTATACTTAACTCCAGATGGAAATAAGTATCCTTCCGTTACTACTGTTATTGGTGCCACTTCAAAGAAGTCAATTCTACAATGGAGGAAAAGGGTAGGGGAAGCAGAGGCTAATCGTATTTCTTCCAGAGCAGCATCTAGAGGTACAAATCTTCACCTAATGAATGAAGACTACCTAAATAATATGTTCAATGAAGAGAAGTACAAAGATAAAGTACTGCCTCTATTCATGTTTAAACATTTAAAACCTTTCCTAGATAGAATTAACAACATTCATGTCTTGGAAGGAGCACTATACAGTGATAAACTAAAACTTGCTGGACGAGTTGACTGCATTGCAGAATATGAAAACGAGCTAGCAATTATAGATTTCAAGTCTTCTACTGAACCAAAAAAGAGAGAGTGGATTGAAAACTATATTGCACAAGAGTGTGCATATGCAATGATGTATTATGAACGTACTGGTATCAAAGTAAAAAAACTTGTAACTTTAATCGCCTGTGAGGATGGAGAAATCCAAGTCTTCCAGGAGTACGATATCATGAAATACATGAAAGTACTAATGGAATACATCAGAGCCTATGAAGAACAACGAACTTAATGAATTATTTGAAGACAAATTTATGACAGCATCTAAATTTTCCATGGAAGTGGAAGAGATCGTCCGGTCAAATCAGGGCGGTCTCAATTATATTGATGCAGTATTAGTTTACTGCGAAGAGAATGACATTGAACTAGGAAATGTTTCAAAATTAATTTCTAAACCACTTAAAGAAAAAATTAAAGTTGATGCTCAACGTATGAACTTTATGAAACGAACTTCTCGTGCCAGACTTCCTTTATGAATGGGTTTGATGTTTATCGAACATATCTAGCAATAAAACTACACTTTAGTAAAGATAATTTTGATTTTTTTAAGTGTGGTGCAGGTAAAGCCAAAGCTTCACTAGAGGCATTTGAAAAACGAAAAGACAAATACTTTTTTAAGAAGTTGGCTACAAAATTTAGTCAAGATGAATTGATTCAATATTTTGTAGCTCACTTTGTACAAAACAGAGACACTTGGATTGGAGATATTTCTAGGATAGAAAACACTTCAGTCTATTTAAATTGGCTAAAGAAAATTCAAAGCATGAGCTTTGTCTTTTCAAATGATTTAGATATCTTATTGAAGGAACATTCATTTGAAGATATCTTTAAGGTAACTAATACACATCCTCCAGTTATAAAACAATACCTTTCAAGTTCTATAAACTTGGAAACATTAGTTATTCTTAACCAATTATTAAACTTCATTAAAGACTTTGATACGTCAATTAATGATCCTGTAGTT